ACAGATATTCCTGGAGGAGATGGTACAGTAAAATATATTTATTGTAGTGAAACTAATGCAAATGCAAAAGGGGTAATCAATCTTATTCCCGGTAATGTAACACAAAGTTATGCATCTCAAATAAACAATTATCCATACTGGAAATATACTGTACCTGCTTCTGGTGGAAGATCAGAACTTAAGTTGAGAGTTGAAAGATATGGATATAGTAGTGGTCATTTAAGAAATATCACCATCCATAGTATTGGAACTGGATGGTCTGATAATGATGTATTTACAATTCCAGGAGAACTAGTTGGTGGTACTGCCACGACTGGTGATATTAGATTTGGTGTCCCAACACCAGAAACATCTACCAATGCATATGATGGTACTGCTGGTATTAAGGTAACTACATTGGGTGGTGGATCTAATCTCTATCAAAAAGCTGATACAGGTTCTTTTGCTGTTCTCAATGTAGAAAACAACTCCACTAAAAAATATTCAAATACATTTTACTCGTTATACCTAGAGGGTACTGCCAGCACCCAATGGGAGTTAAAAGTTCAATGTGGTAACGGATGGGAGTTTTTAAACCACAGAGGAACATCTTCAACCATCGAAACAAACAACATCGAATGGGGAGAATTTACTGGTTATATGGGATTAGATAGACAGGATCTTAATGGTCTAGTTTCGACTAATTATAGTTACGTTTTAAGTACATCTTCAACTCCAACTGCATATCCAATGCAGATTAGAACATTTAGAGCTCAAGCACCTCAAGATCCAAATTTTGCAGTTATTCAATTTACTCAAACAATCAATGAAAAAATTGAACCTTTTGCGGCATTTAATTTTCATCTAGGTGATGGATATGGTAATGGTGTATTTGATTTAGATGATGTATTTTTAGCAGGAATTACTGAATATAAAACTAATATTACGCAAGGATTGAGAATAGAAACATACATGCCTGGATATGCCAGTGGTTATTCTCAGTATTTTAATCCAGTGGGTGAACCTGTAGACAGGTATACCCAGGCAAGAACTGCTTATTATGGATATTTGAGAGGGTATCAATACGGCAAGGATTCTCCTCATCGATCATATGATGATTACAAAAATAATATCAAAGACGCGGATCAAAATGAGGTTGTTGTGTATTATAGAAATAGTACATATGATAAGTATCACGATATGCCAGTTAGTTCTTCTGCAGATTACTACAAGCCTATCAAAACTATTCCAATTTCAAATAAAATGATTCCTTGCCCTTATTATATACCAGATGATTTCGTATTACTACAAGTAGCAACAACTCCAGGACTAACAGAATTTAGACCAGGTGATACAGTTACAATAAGTGGATCTGAAATTTATGAGATTATCCAAGCATCATATCAATCACAACAAACTGGTTTAGATGGAGTGTCTAATAATTCTAGTGAAGGTATGCTATTCCTAGCGAGGACTACCTGATGGCAAATTTTACTTTTTCAAATCTAACTAGTTCGGTATCTGTATCTTTAACTACAGAATTAATTGCAAATACAAATACTGGTTTTATATCACCAACATATTCAGGAACTTCCAGATCTCAAAGTACAGTAACAAACCCATCAAATTATTTAATTAGTCATTTATCTAATGGTGCTACCGGAGATCATTCCACTAAACGTGGTTTCTTACTAGGTAGAAGACCACATAAAGGGTTACAATATCCACGCGGTTACTATAATAAATAATCTATAAGGGTTAGACTATCAATATGGCTATTTCATTTCCATCCAATCCTACAGTTGGACAACAATACACTGCATCAAACATTACTTGGGAGTGGAATGGATCTTCATGGGCATCTCTTCCTCCTAGTTCTGGTATCGGACTTACAAATCTATCTGTAACACAAAGTGCTGTAGGGACTGCAGCACTTTCTTATGACAACTCAAGCGGTGCCTTCTCTTATACACCACCAGATCTTTCTAGTTATCTAACATCAGAATCAGACACTCTCTCATCTGTAACTGGTAGAGGTGCTACCACTAATACTAATCTTACTTTTGGTGGTGGACTGAATGTGTCTGGTATTTCTACTTTCCAAAACGCTTTTTTCATCAATCCAAGTTCAAATACTCCAGCGACTCTTCAGGTTGAAACTGGTGCTGCTGGTGTAGGTAATACAATCAGATCTTCAAATAGTCTTGATTTACGAACGAATGGAAGTGCATTTTCAGTAAATCTTGGTATTACTTCTGCAATTCTTGCTGGTGGTACAGGTGCTTCTCAATATACTACACTATATGGTCAAGGATCAGAAAAACTTGAAACCACTACTAGTGGTGTAAAAATCACAGGAGAGTCGAAAAGCGATTCAATAACACTCGAAGGTAGATCCTTTAGTATTTCGCCTAGTGGATCACAAGATGTAACATTCCAGAATACATTTACTGGTGGTTCAATTGTTCAGCGCGCTGCTGGTGATGTCAGAATCACGAGTTATCAAGGATCTATTTTATTAAAAACAAACACTAGTACTGTAACTACAGGTGGACTCTCGTTATACTATGCTACTGGTCAGGCTGCAGAAGTTACACGACTTACAACTACTTCAAATGGTGTAGACATTAATGGTAATTTAAATGTAAGTAGTAATATTACAGTTGGTTCTGGTCAATCATTTGGTTCAAGCACTGGATCTGCTGCGGTCTATTATGGTGATGGATCTAATCTTACTGGTGTTGGTGGTGGTGGTGGACTTAGTTCAAGATCTGTAGTAACAGCAACTACAGGATCTGTATCAGTTGGGGCAACGACTAATTTAAATATAACTGGATTTAAATCCTATGGACTTCTTAAAATTGGCACCAGTGCTGCTTCTTGGGTGAGGTTATATGTTGACGATACATCCAGAACTTCAGATGCTAACAGATCTTACCTAGAAGATCCACTTCCAGGGTCAGGTTTAATTGCTGAAGCTCGTTCAGTATCTAGTGGATCAAATAATTTTATAATGACTCCTGGTATTGTTGGGTGGAATAACGATAGCACCCCTGGAAGTACAATTTACTTATCAGTAACAAATAATGAAACCTCATCATCAGCAATTACTGTTGATTTAACTGTAGTTAAGTTGGAAGACTAATGAACGAATACATAGTAACTTGTAAAAACAGAGAAGACCTGGTTAGTTTATATGATGATCTAGAAACTCCTGGAGGATCCCTTTATATTCCTGACAGGGCAGTTGATCTTGTCAGTAGAAGGGAGATAAGTCGTAACACCCACTACACATTGTCTGAAGAGGAAGCAGTAGAGGTTAGGAAAGACCCTAGAGTGCTTGCTTGTGAACGTCCAGCAGAGGATAGAGGAATTGTACCTGAATATCTATGGGAACAGACTGGAGATTTTAACAAAACAACATCAACATTTGCTGGTGATGATAAAAATTGGGGACTTTATAGAGTAATTAAAGGTGACACATCATACCCTTCTGTATTGACATATGGTATTAACGTATCAAACTCTGGAGCATCTGCTTATACTTTAAGTGGTTCTGATAGAAATGGATCTGTAAGTGGTGATAATGTATCTGTTACTCTCAGTGTTGGTGACACTATTAATTTTGTGGTTAATGCAAGTGGTCATCCATTTTATATACGTGTATCAAATGGGGGATCAAATGTAAACAATCCTGCAGCAACAAATCAAGGAACCCAAAGTGGCACCGTTTCTTGGACACCCAATGTTGCTGGTACCTATTATTATCAGTGTGGAGCTCACTCTGGTATGATCGGAACAATTACTGTAAATGCTCAGACAAGCAATTGGGGTAGTGATTCAACATCTGGAATAACAAATAAATCTATAGTAACAGATGTATCGGGAAAAAATGTAGATGTTGTAATTGTCGATGGACACGTCAACCCAAATCATGTAGAATTTGCTGTTAACCCTGATGGAACTGGTGGAAGTAGAGTTAACCAATTCAATTGGTATCAATACAATTCAGTATTAGGATATGGATCTAACGGTACTTATTCTTACAGTTCTAGTGGATCTTCACCAAATACTAATCATGGATCTCATGTAGCAGGAACTGTTGCTGGCAATACACAAGGATGGGCAAGAGATGCTAATATTTACAATATGGCTTTCTCTTCCACGTTATCAGGAACAAGTGATTGGGCTGAAAAGTTGTGGGATTATTTGAGACATTTTCATAAAAATAAACCAATTAACCCAGAAACTGGCAGAAGAAATCCCACAATCACTAATCATAGTTGGGGTTATAGTCGAGGAACTTATAGTGCTTACCTTTCGAATATTACATCAGTAACTTATAGGGGGACAACTACTTCTGTTAGTGGAACTACTTCTGAGAAAAAAGCAATATTAGAAAGTAATGGTATTCCTGTTCCAGCTAGTAGTTACTTGTATAGGGTTCCATTGAGAGTGACAGCAGTAGATGCTGATATTCAAGATGCTATTGATGACGGTGTAATTGTCATTTCATCTGCTGGAAATAGTTATTGGAATTGTTCTGTTTCAGGTGATGCTGATTATAACAATACTTATCTTAACGGTAGCACTACAACATACCATTCACGAGGTTCATCACCAGGATCTGCTGATGGTGTTATCTGTGTTGGATCAATTGGTTCAAAAGTTGCTGAATATAAATCCAACTTTAGCAATTGGGGATCAAGAGTAGATATCTGGGGTCCTGGTAGTGATATCATTTCTGCTGTTTATGATCAATCCAGTGCTACTAGTGAAGGAGGTTATAGTCCTGTAGTTGCTGACTCAAGGGATTCTAATTACTACCTTGCTTCAATTAGTGGAACCAGTATGTCAAGTCCACAAGTTTGTGGTGTCATAGCATGTATTGCTCAAAATCAACCTAATATCACTACTCCTGAAGTTCTTCAATATTTAAAAGAAAATTCATTACCTGAAGTTGGGAGTTCTAGTGGATCTGAAAATGATGATAAGGAGACTTTTGGTTCAACCAGCCACAATAGATACCTTTTTATAAAAAGGAAAAGACTAGAAAGTGGTTCTCTCCAACAAACTACATTTGGTAATAGAAATCCTGATGTTTCTGGGGTAAAATACCCTAGAACAAATAGATCATATACAAAGTAAATTTTCACATATAAATAAGAAAAAAGTCCTAATAAAATGGCTGCGATTATAACTGATCAACTTCGTATTTTGAATGCAAAGAACTTTGTGTCGGGCGTTCAATCTTCCACAAATTCTTATTATGCTTTTATTGGTTTACCTAATGCTACGGAATATCAGTCTAATTGGGATACTAATTCGCCATCTCCCAAAGATAGTCTTAATGACTCTAATGACTATTGGGATACAATGTTAGCTCTGAAGAAGATTAATGCTTCTGATGTTAGTCAAGTTGTTAGGAAAAATGTCTGGGCATCTGGTGTGACCTATGACATGTGGAGAAATGACATCAGTAGGGACAACCCATCCCTACCATCAGGTGCTTTTGATATATATTCGGCAAACTACTATGTAATGAACTCTGACTATAGAGTTTATGTATGTCTTTATAATAATGCAAGTGTTGAAAATAACTTCCAAGGTGGTCCGTCTATTGATGAACCTGGATTTACTGATTTGGAACCAAGATCAGCTGGTTCAAGTGGTGATGGTTACATCTGGAAGTACCTTTATACGGTAAAACCAAGTCAAGCGATCAAATTTGACTCCACTGACTATATTCCAGTTCCATCAAACTGGTATGACCCTAGTTCTGATGATGCTGTAATAAGACAAAACGCTTCTACAAGTGGTCAATTAAAGATTGTAACTGTTAGAGATCGTGGTATTGGTCTTGGTACTGCTAATGTTACTTATACAAGGGTACCTATTGATGGTGATGGTGTAGGTGGAGAAGCTACAGTTGTCATCAATAACGACTCAAAAGTTGAATCTGTAACCGTATCAAGTGGTGGAGAAGGATATACCTTCGGAACTGTTAATCTTAAATCTGGTGGAGTTCCATCTGGGTCAACAAAACCAATATTTAATGTCATTATCCCACCAAATGGTGGTCATGGTTATGATGTTTATAGAGAACTTGGAGCATATAACGTTCTTTCATATGCTAGATTTGAAAATGATACTGAAAATCCAGATTTTATCACTGGTAACCAGTTTGCAAGAGTTGGGATGATTGAAAACCCATTGGCTTTCAATTCTTCAACAAATTTGAATCTTGATAAAGCAAGTGCGGCCTATGCTTTAAGATTGAGTGGAATTGGATACAGTTCAGCAACATTTACACCAGATGATTATGTTACTCAAACCGTTGGTATGGGTCATACAGCTGTTGGTAGAGTCGTTTCTTACGATCAAACCACTGGTGTTCTCAAACTTTGGCAAGACAGAACAAACTCTGGATTCAATACTGATGGAACTTTAAACTCGAATTCAATTTATGGATTCGAGGCATATAGATTCACTGCTAGTGTTTTGGCTGGCGGATCACTTACAATTAATGGTGGGTCAGTCAATCTTGGAATTGATACAGTGTTTACGGGTGTAAGTACTGTAATAAATAATAGGACATATTACCTGGGTCAAAGTTTTACTTCTGGTGTTGCACAACCAGAAGTAGAAAAATATTCTGGAAATACTATCTTTGTTGACAATAGACCCTCTATTATAAGGTCGTCATCCCAGAAAGAAGACGTAAAGATCATCTTGCAATTCTAATAAGAAATCATGCCACAGGAAACTAACCTCAACGTTGCTCCTTATTTTGACGACTTTGATCCGCAGAGTAACTACTACAAAGTTCTCTTCAAGCCAGCATACCCAATTCAGGCTAGAGAGTTAAATAATCTACAATCCATTCTTCAAAATCAAATTGAAGATATGGGTACTCATTTCTTCAAAGAAGGAGCTAAGGTTATTCCTGGGCAGTTGACATATCTGCCTAATTTTTATGCAGTTCAGATTGAATCTGAATTTTTAGGTATTCCTGTATCTCTTTACCTTGATCAACTTGTTGGTAAGAAGATTACTGGTGCAGATTCTGGTGTAACTGCTGAAGTTGTCACATATATCACTGACCAAGAGTCAAATACTGGTAATTTTACCCTTTATGTTGACTATCATGATTCAAGTAGTACAGATAATTCAACTAGAACTTTCTTTGACAACGAAAATCTGATTACAACTGATAATATAACTTTTGAGACCACATTTATTGCTGCTGGAGAGGGTCTTGCGAGAACTTTAACAGAAAATGCTAACTCTGTTGGTTCTGCATTTGCTCTGGGTGAGGGTGTTTACTTCCTAAGAGGGTGTTTTGTTGATGTTCAAGATCAAATCCTAATTTTAGATCAGTATACCAACAAACCATCATATAGAATTGGTCTGGTCATTACTGAAAATTTGATTTCTTCGGATATTGACCCATCTCTAAACGATAACGCTAAGAATTTTACTAATTACACCGCTCCTGGGGCTGATAGACTAGAAATTAGAGCTGTTTTGGGTAAAAAAGACAGATTTGATTACAATGATCAGAATTTTGTTCAATTGGCAGAGGTTAATAATGGTATTTTAAGAGAAATTAATACCTCAACTGATTACAATATGCTTGGAGAGGAATTAGCCAAGAGAACTTTTGATGAATCTGGTCATTATTATGTAAAACAGTTTGTAACCACTGTTAAAGAGAGTTTGAATAATGGAATTGGTAATAGAGGAATCTATAATCCCAATCAAACTACTTCTAGTGGCCAAAAACCATCTGAAGACCTTATGGTCTATAAAATTAGTCCTGGTAAGGCTTATGTTAAAGGATATCCCATCGATATTGTTGGTCCAACCTTCCTAGATGTCCCAAAAGCAAGAACAACAAAGAATCTGAAAAATCAGTCGGTTAATTTTGGGTTTGGACCGTCATTTTCCGTAAATAATGTTACTGGATCACCATTTATAGGTTTCAATAATACTAATTTCCTGAGTTTGAGGAGTAATAGAGTTGGATCTGCCACAACTGATTCAGCTGGTAAGGAAATAGGTGTTGCTAGAGTTTATGACTTCGCTCTGGAAAGTGGATCATATGAAATCTCTCAAAAATCACTAAATCAGTGGGATTTGTCACTTTTTGACATTCAAACATATAATGACTTCGAAGTCAATGAGAATGTCACACTCACTATCCCTTGTTTCATTGAAGGTGAGTCTAGTGGAGCTACAGGTTATCTCAGATACCCCGTATCAGTTGGAACTGGATTCACAGCCTATAATATCAATGGTAATTTTTCTCTTGGTGAAAGATTGAAGTTTAATGGTGAAGATTTCGGTCAAAGAACAGTTATTGACTCTAAGAAATTTGAAACATCTGATGTTCAGTCAGTTTATGGTATTGTTGGATCTGCTGGAACATTTACAGCTGATTTGATACCTCAGACAGCTGGTGTAATTGGTATTGCTTCAATTTCTACTGGTCATTATGATGGAAGTCCTCTAGGTATTGCAACAATTAGTGGTCCAGGTGGTCCTTTCCCTGGAATTGTAACAACTGGAAATTTGATCAAATATTCTAATTCTGGTCTCAACGTACAGTCATTTGGTAGAGTTACTAATGTTTCCACCAATTCTTTTGAGATCGTTGGTGTTCAGACGGTCACAGGTTTTGTTGATGGTCGTCTTCCTTCTGAAGATCTGAGTGTAACTGATCTGGAGGTCATTGAGTCAAGAACTCAACTGCATTCAAAATCTAGTGGTAATATTGCTGATAACAATTCCTTGTTCTCGGCACTTCCTAAAAAGTTTATCTCAAACGTAGATCTAACTGATTCCACATTGATTATCAGAAAACAGTTTGATGTAGTCATAGCCGATAATTCAACTGGTAGTATTAACTCTGATCCTGGTGAAGTGTTCTTGCCATATGATGAAGAAAGATATAGTTTGATTAGTGACGCCGGTCAAATACAAATTCTTTCTTCTGACAGATTTACATTTGCAGCTGGTAGTAATCAGATCACAATAAGTGGTCTGGATAATGATGGACCAGCTAAACTCATCTGCACACTTCGTAAAACAAATGTTACACCTAAAGTTAAGATCAAGAAGGTCTCCTCAACTGTAATTATTGATAAGTCTAGTAATAGTGGTTCTGGTATAGGTGCAACAACATTAAATGATGGTCTTACTTATGGTTCGTTCCCATATGGAACAAGAGTTCAGGATAGAAATATTTGTCTGAATGTACCTGATGTTAATATGGTATATGGCATATTCCAAGGAGAAGGATCCAATGATCCAGTTGCACCATCAATGGTTTTGGGTTCAATGGATGGCCCAACAAATACCACAAATGACATTATTGTTGGTGAGGAAGTTATTGGTTCTATTAGTGGAGCTAGAGGTCTTTATATTACTAGACTTACTGATACTAATATTGAGTTCATCTTTGAGAATCAAACACCATTTGAACCTGGAGAAGTCATCAACTTCCAAGATTCTGGTGTAAGTGCTGTAGCTACAAAGATTTCAATGGGAAGTAAAAATATTACTTCATCATTTGATTCTAAGTCTGGACAAAGAAAAACAATTTATGATTTTAGTAGAATTCAGAGAAGAGAGGGAGCTTCAATTCCAACCAATAAGATTAAAGTTTACTTCATGAGTGCTGAGTACGATTCAGCAGATACTGGTGACATTACTATTTGCAACTCATACAACGGGTTTAATTATTCTACAGATATCGCAACGTTTGCTGGATTCAGACTTACTGATCTAATTGATGCAAGACCTAGAGTTTCACCATATACACCAACATCTAGTTCTAGATCACCATTTGAGTTCTTTGGTAGATCGTTTAATGGTGGTCAACATAGTTCTAGAAATATTCTGGCTTCAGATGAATCTACAACTATTGGTTTTGATTATTATCTGGGAAGAATTGATAGAGTTTATCTTGATAAGGATGGTATTTTCCAAGTAAAACAGGGTTCTCCATCTGATAATCCTGTTTTACCTATGGGTATTACTGGATCGATGAACATTTCCAATTTGTATATCCCAGCATACACTCACAGTGTACAGAATGTAGAAACAGCATTTATTCAACATAAGAGATATCAAATGACTGATATCTCCAAGTTGGAACAGAGAATCAAGAATCTTGAATATTATACTTCTTTGAATCAACTTGAGTCTACAACGATGAATCAATTCATCCCAGACGCCAATGGTCTGAATAGATTCAGATCTGGTATCTTTGTTGATAACTTCCGTGATATTCGGAATCAAGACCTCAGTATTGGTGCTAAGAACTCTATTGATAGGTCTGAAGGTATTTTGAGACCCTCTCACTACACTACCAATAAGACTCTCATGGTCGGTAACGACACTATGTCTGGAATTGGTACTGGCACAAACTCAAATGAAGACTCTAAATTTGCCAATATTCTGGGTGAGAACACCAAGAGAACAGGTCAGATAATCACTCTTGATTATTCAGAAGAGTCATGGTTAAAACAACCATTTGCTACTCGTTCTGAAAGTGTTACTCCTTTTCTTGTTCAGTTCTGGAATGGTACAATCTCATTTGAACCAAGTGTAGATGTTTGGATTGAGGTGAATGAACTTGACGTTAAGGATGTTCTTCAGGAAGGATCCTTCAGGGGTGTCGCTGAGGCTATGAGAGCTGAAGTTACGACAAATTCTGATGGTAAGAGATCTGGTATTTCTCCTGTTATCTGGAAAGCCTGGGAAACAACTGGAGTAAACGTTAGTGTAGATCTAAGTCAGAGGGCATCTAAAAGTAAGCCATATACTTCTGAAAGACAGGGCACTAGACACGAGTTTGGTACTGTGTTTGGTGTTGGTACCCGTGAGACCCACCCTGATGTTCCCTCCAGTTTTAAAGTTACTGAAGAGCATGTTGATACTAATGTCACAACAGACCTCACAGTTGGTGTTCAACTCAACCAACAGAGAAGAGGTACTCAGACCAGTGTAACTGAACAAATTGATACTGAATCTCTCGGTGATAGAATTGTAAATCGTGAAGTTATTCACTTCATGAGATCTCGCAACATTCAGTTTACATCTAAGAGTCTGAAACCATTTACACAAATGTACTCATTCTTTGACAATGTAGATGTCAACAAGTATGTGATGCCTAAATTGGTCGAAGTTACTATGACATCGGGTACATTCGTAGTTGGTGAGGCCATCGGTGGTTTGATGCCATCTTCACTCTCAGAACAGTCTGTTGATGATACAAATACAAATTTTGAAGGTGCATCCCCAACAGCATCAATCGCAGCTATTGTAGCTAGAGTCGCTGACCCAACACATAAGTATGGTCCATATAATAGACCATCTACCAAGTACGACAGAAATCCATATGATAGAGAAAACAGACTACCAACCTCATACACTGAGTCTACGACTATTCTGAACATTGATATATCATCACTAGCTGATGAAACTAACCCAGAATATCAAGGGTATATCGCAAAGGGAATGGTTCTTCTTGGTGTCAATAGTGGAGCTAGAGCTACTGTTACTGACGTAAGATTGGTTAGTGATCGTGTCGGTACATTGATTGGTTCCTTTAGAGTTCCAGGAAATGAAGATTCGACATCTCCTAGATTTGAGACTGGTAACAATAGATTCAGAATCACCTCAAGTTCAACTAATAGTAGAGTTGAAGGTCTGGTTTCTACTTCCGCTGAGGATAACTTCTATTCACAGGGTGATATAGATGATACACAAGAAGTTACACTCTCATTGAGAAACGCTAGAGTTGAACATAATGATAATTTCGTTGAGACTAGAAGTACAGTTGAAGGTTCAGGTTCTGATACTTCAACAGTAACCACTGGAACTTCTTCCAGATTGACTGGTGAGTATAAAGATCCCCTTGCACAATCATTCATTGTTGATGATGAAACAGGTATCTTTGTAACATCTTTAGATCTATACTTCCAAGAAAAACCAACAGAGTTTTCAGAACCTGTTACTGTTCAAATTCGTGAAGTTGAACTGGGTACTCCTTCTCAGAAAATTATTCCATTCTCTGAAGTTCAGAAAACACCAGACGAAATTGAAGTTTCAAATGATTGTAGTATTGTAACTAAGTTCACTTTTGAATCTCCTGTATATCTGAATGGTCAGAGAGAATATGCTATCATCATTCTCTCCAATTCCACTGAGTATAGAGTTTGGATATCTAGACTTGGTGAGGTTGACGTTCAAACTCTTGGATCAGAGACTGATCAGATTCTGGTTACGACTCAGAGACTTCTGGGTTCATTGTTCAAGTCACAGAATGCTTCTACTTGGACACCATCTCAATATGAAGACCTCACATTTGAACTTTACAGAGCTGAGTTCCAACCAAATGGTAATATTCAACTCTTCAACCCATCACTGGATGACAATGATAGAATCATTCCCCATAACGGTGTTGTATCGAGTTCTAGGACCATCAAAGTCGGATTTGGAACTACAACTACAGAATCTGATCTTAAACCAGGTAATCTGGTCACACAGAGAATTACTGGGGCTACAGGTAGATTTGTAGGATACGGTGGTTCTGCTTCACAGATGAATCTAAGTATCGTGAACTCTGGTATTGGATATACCCCAAGTTCTGGTACTCTCAAATATACCGGTGTTGCTATGACATCACTCTCTGGTGATGGTATCAATGCCACAGCAGATTTGACAATCACTAATGGTGTGGCAGTCGGAGCTAGTATTAATTCTGGTGGTTTTGGGTATCAGGTCGGTGATATCTTGGCACCATTAACAATTGGTACAGGTCTCGGTGATGGTATTAAGGTTTCTATCTCAACAATTCATGGCAACAATGAACTAACACTCAATGATGTCCAAGGTGAATTTGGAACAACTGTTGGTCAAATTCTTGATTACACCAATTCCGCAGGTGTAACCACCACCTTTAACTACGACGCAAATCCAAGTGGTATGGTTCCTGAGGCACCAATTCGTGTAGTGACTAATGGTGATCATCTCAGAATTGACCAGAGAAATCATGGAATGTATTCCAATACAAACGTCGTATCTCTGAAGGATATTAGTTCTAACATTTCACATACAACTCTTACTACAGAGTACAAATCTGACTCTACAACATCCATCGCGATTGCAAATACATCGAACTTTGGTATATTTGAACATCTTGGAATTGGAATTACCAATCCTGGTTATATCTTGATGAATGATGAGATCATTAAGTATACTGGCATGTCTGGTAATGAATTGACTGGTATTACTAGAGGTATTGATGATACAAACATCATTGATCATGGTGTTGATGAGATTGTTCAGAAATATGAGTTCCATGGCGTATCTCTGAGAAGAATTAATAAGGATCATCTGATGAACGCAGTCACAGAACCTAATGCATTCGATACTGACTTCTATAAAGTTAAGATCGATATGTCACAGAATGGTCTAGACAGAACTGGTTCAATTTATCCTAAATTGTACTTCGACACTTCTGATTCTGGTGGTGGTAACAAAGCAATGGGTTCTTACAATATCCCATTCTCACAGGCAATTCCTAAGATTGAAACTATCACTCCAACCGGAACTAGTATTGATCCATCAATGAGAACAATCTCGGCTACCAGTATCTCTGGTAATGAAGGACCATTCGTTGATCAAGGATTTGAAAAGATCGCTCTTGGTCAGGTCAACTACTTTGATACTCAGAGAATGATGGCTTCGCCAACTAATGAAAATCTGTTCCTTGATGATCTTCCTGGTAATAAGTCAATGTCTATTAGTCTTGACCTAAATTCCTCTGATAGTAGGATTTCACCAGCAGTTGATGTTGATCAAATGTCTGTAACTCTAATCTCAAACAGAGTAAATGAACCAGTATCTGATTACGCTAACGATCCTAGAGTTGACAGTGTTCTTACAGATCCTAATAAGTTTATGTACGTGACAAAACCAGTCATTCTTGCAAACCCAGGAACTTCTATTCAAGTTTACCTTGACGCATTCTTGACTAAAGATTCTGACATCAGAGTATTCTTTGCTATCGATCAGGAAGGACCAGCTAAAGATGTAATCTTCACACCATTCCCTGGTTCCAACAACTTCGCATCCAATGGATCTGTTATCAACTTTAATAGTAGTAACGGAGCTCCCGATCAACCAATCACGAAGAGTGATTCATTGAATCAAGATCCTAGTATCAGCATGTATAGAGAGTACAAATTCTCCATAGATAATCTACCAGCATTTGGTTCATTTAGAATTAAACTGATTGGTACATCAACCAATCAAGCAAGTCCACCAATGATTAGGAACTTTAGAACCCTTGGATTAGCATGACACATATTCCAGTTGAAGGCCATCCGGGTCTATATCGTGATTCTGAAACAGGAGCTATTATCAACAATAGATCTAATGACTATCAAACCTATATGAACAATCGAAAGAAACTCCTCTCCGAAAAGGAGAGGATTGATAAACTTGAATTAGACATTGGTGATATCAAACGTATGTTACAAGTATTAACTAATGGCAAATAATACAATTACTTTTAACCCTGACTCTAATGCTTCAGCGTATGGAGTCAATTTGGTTATCAATACTAGGTCTGATTTTAGTTCAACTTTCAAAGTTGTTAATCAGGACAAATCTAACTTTAACTTTACTAGTTGGACAGCCTCATCTCAGATGGCTAAGTCTGTATCCATAGGATCTAGTATGTCTCCTGCTGGTACATTTGTTGTTGGATTTACTAGTTCGATTAATGGTGAATTTGAGATCTCTATGAATAAAACTAATACTGATAAATTAAAACCAGGTAGATACGTTTGGGATATTCTTGTAGGTTCTGGAACGACTGTGTATAGATTAGCTGAGGGTAATGTCACTGTGGTGTCAGGGATCTCAGCAGCTATCTAAATAGTAAAAAGTTATAGTATATAAATGGCGAAGCCCTCCTCTAGACAAGAATTGATAGACTACTGTCTGAGACAGTTGGGTGCTCCTGTAGTTGAAATTAATGTTGCCGAAGAGCAGGTCCACGACCTATTGGACGATGCAATTCAATTATTTCAAGAAAGACATTTTGATGGGGTAATTCAAACTTACCTGAAATATGAGATAACTCAAGATGATTTAGATAGAGCTAAAGCTGTACCAACTGGTGCTCCTAGTGGAAGGGGTAATGTCGGTATGGCTGTGACAACAGCTTCTGCTAATATGGCGGGAACACCAACGACATTTACATATCAAGAGAATAGCAATTATATTCAAATACCTAATGATGTTATTGGTATCAATAAAGTGTACCAATGGGATGCCTTGATGGGTCTGGATACCAAGAACATGTTTAGTTTGAAGTATCAGATGTTTCTGAATGATGTTCACTATTGGGGAACACAGGATATCCTATCCTACTCAATGTCAATGTCCTATCTTGAGACATTGAACTTCTTGTTGAATACTCATAAACAGATTAGATTTAATCAAAGACAAAATAGAATGTATCTGGATGTTGCTTATAGCGATCTAAATGTTGGTGATTATCTGGTTATTGATTGTTGGAAAGCATTGAATCCAGCCGAAGCTACTGATGTTTTTAATGATGTATTTTTGAAAAAGTATCTAACATCTCTGATTAAGAAACAGTGGGGTCAGAACTTGATTAAGTTCCAAGGTGTCAAACTACCTGGTGGTATTGAGTTCAATGGAAGACAGATCTATGATGATGCTCAGTCTGAACTTGATAAGATCGAAGATAAGATGATGTCTACATATGAAATTCCACCTCTTGATCTTATCGGGTAAGATTAATGCTTAATCCATATTTTCTCAACGGTTCTAAAAACGAACAGAGTCTAATACAGAGTCTGGTAAACGAACAGCTCAAAATGTATGGGGTAGAAGTATACTACCTCCCAAGACAATATGCAACTGAAAAGACGATAATCAAGGAGGTTATTGAATCGAAATTTGAGAATGCTTATCCACTTGAGGCATATGTGGATAGTTATGAAGGATTTGGTGGTCAGGGAACACTCTTATCTAAGTTTGGTATTCAAGAGAAAGATGACTTGACATTGGTTATCTCAAAGGAAAGATATCAAGAATATATTTCACCCTTCATGAAAGATATTCCAGGTATGAAGGGTGTCACACACAGACCAAGAGAGGGTGATCTAGTATGGTTTCCACTTGGTGATAAACTTTTTGAAATCAAATATGTCGAACATGAACAACCATTCTATCAATTAGAAAAGAACTACGTCTATCAATTAAAACTTGAACTCTTCAGATATGAGGATGAGGTTATTGATACTGGTATTGAAGATATTGATGATGAAATTACAGATATCAACACTGGTTACACTCAAACTCTTACTGTTATCGGTGTCGCGTCTACTGCTTTGGCAACAGCTACTCTCTGTAGTGGTGGATCTGTAAATGACATCTCCATTATTGATATGGGTAACAATTATAGTATTGCACCTGTTGTGGCATTTAGTTCTGCTCCATCTGGTGGGGTGACCGCTACTGGCATTGCAACTATTACTAATGAATTTATTGGTTGTAATGGTACACCAGTTGGAAAAGTTTCTAGCATTTATATCACTAATTCTGGATGTGGATACACTGTTGCACCTTGGATCACATTAACAACACCAAATGGAGAAACCGGCGTGGGTGCGGCAGCTACATCAGGCATCAGCACAACAGGTTCTGTTCAGTTTGTCACAGTAACACTTGGTGGTAGTGGTTACATTGATCTTCCATCAGTTGGTATCTCCACACCAAAACATGTAGGAGCAGCTGCCACATCGATTTTAGATACTCCGTCACAAGTGGGAGCTGGTGTGAGTGTCATATCTGCACCTATCAGTATTGGATCTTCGTCTTATCTGTTCCCATATGGAACAACTGGTGGTGTCTATTATAAGACGGCTCCAACTGTCACGTTTGATCCCCCAACTGGAACTGGAAGCGGGGCTCTTGGTTCCGCTACCATTGACGACTTCGGTCTATATGGAGGAACGGTACAAAGTCTTGCAATAACTACAGAAGGTAAGTTCTATACTTCACCTCCAACAGTAACAATTAATCATCCTGGGTTCTCATTTGTTTCAGCTTCAATAGGTATCGCTGGTTCTTCTATTGATTCAGGTTCAGTTGCATTTACAACTACAGGAAGATCATACACGACAGCACCAACTGTTGCTATCACCACTTCTGGTTACATGGATGCACCAATAGTACAAGCTGTTGGTATCGCTACGATTCACCCAATAACAGGTATTGTTACTGCAATTTCCTTCAATCCAGTAGACCCATGGGCAGTTGGAACATCAGCAACTGTTGGTGCTGGTTATACTGTTGTACCTAATATTAGTTTTAGTGGTAATCCCTCACCAGTTCAAGCTACAGCAACAGCTACAATATCCATCGCTGGTACAGTCACATCACTCTCCATTGGTAATAGTGGATTTGGTTATCAATCCACTCCTAACGTTTCTATTACTGCACCAACTGGTGTAACCACACAGTTCACAGCAACTGGTATTTCTACAATCAGATTTGACTCAATCAAAACAACTGGTACTATTGGTATTTCTACTACAACAATTACTAATATTAATACCACAAATATGGTTGTTGGGGATAGAATCAGAATAGGAACTGGATATAGTGAGTACTACAATCCAAATATTCAAGTATTCCCAGATATCACATTTGTAACTGGTATCGGAGTTTCCACTCTGACAATTAGTAAAACAACCACTAACACTGGAATCAGAACAGCTATCGTTGAAGTTGGTATTCAGAACTGTGGTATTGTTACTGGTATTGATGTAACTTATGGTGGTGGTGGATACCTACTCCCGCCAACAATCACCATCACTAATGACACTGGTGAGAAAAATTATGTTGATCAAGTTCTTGGTGTAACTACAGCAACAGCTGGTTCCATCGTTGGTGCTTCGAGTACAGTAGAGTCAGTGTACATTATCAATAGTGGATCACAATATGTTCTCACACCAGAGGTTGTGATTGGTGGTATTGGAAATACTAATAGTGGATCTGGATCATTCACATTCAATGAGATTGTAGTTGGTTCTCAATCTGGAACTCAAGCTAGAGTTAAAAACTGGAATTCTACAATAAACAATTTGGAAATTTCTATTGTTACCGGTAACTTTGTTGTTGGTGAAAGAATTGTTGGTCAAGATTCTGGAGCATCATATATGATTAGTGCAGTCAATAAAGATGACTTAGTTGATACATTTGCTGAGAACGACACATTCCAATCTGAGGGTAATAAAATCATAGACTTTAGTTCTGAGAACCCCTTTGGGATGCCTTAATCTAAATAGTAACAAATAAACACTAGACTGATGTTTGAGTATTTCTATAATGAGATCTTTAGATCCGTAATTATCGGATTCGGATCAATGTTTAATGGGATTGAAATTCAACATAAAAATGAATCTGACAATAGTGTTAGTACTCTGAGAGTCCCATTGGCATATGGACCAACTCAGAAGTTTCTTGCTAGGATTGAACAACAAGCTAATCTGAATAAGTCAACTCAAATGTCCTTACCGAGGATGTCATTTGAGTTCACCGATCTTCAGTATGATCCTACTAGAAAATCAACTCAGACACAACAGTTTGTAGTCAAAAATACGACTGGTAGTGAAGTAAAGAAAGGATATGTTCCCGTACCATATAACATGACTATTCAGTTGTCTATCATGACAAAACTGAATGATGATATGTTGCAGATTGTTGAACAAATTCTTCCACATTTTCAACCGTCTTACAATCTTCCAATCAATTTTCTTGGTGATTTTAAAGAGAAGAGAGATATACCCATTCAACTTGAGGGTATCCAAATGGAAGATGATTATGAGGGTAATTTTGAGACCAGAAGATCTCTTGTATATACTTTAACATTTACAGCTAAAACATTCATCTTCGGACCTCTAACAGATGTTTCAAATGATATTATCAGAAAAGTTACTGTTGGTTACGTTGCTGGGTCCGCTAGTCCAGGTCTTAGAAATCCAGAAAGAGACATCTCCTACAGAGTTGCACCAAGAGCTATTCAGGATTATGATGACAGTGTCGTCACCACTACTACAGAAAACATAGATTCTACAGAGAAAGTGATTACTGTAGATGATGCATCTCAACTATCAGCAGCAACATATATTGAAATTAATAAAGAAGAGATGTATATTGAGAAAGTCAGTGGAAACAACATCACTGTCAAAAGAGGTCAAGACGGAACTGAGGTCAAAGAACACGTTCTTGGTTCTGCAATTAAGACCATTACAGCCAATGATGCTAACTTCATTGAGGTTGGTGATGACTTTGGTTTTGATGGTATGGTTTTCTGAGGTAATATATGACTGATAAGTATGAAAAACTGGATGAAACTTTCAACGTTGAATCTGTTGAGGTAGAAGTTCAAAGGAATATCACTAGTTCAAAGATTGAGAAAATAAAAACTGACTCTGAAGATATCAGAAAAGACTACGAATACACAAGAGGTAACCTTTATTCCATCATTGAAAAGGGGCAAGAGGCTATTAATGGTATTCTTGAGTTGGCACAGGAGAGTGAGATGCCTAGAGCATATGAAGTTGCCGGTCAATTGATCAAGAACGTAGCTGATGCTACCGACAAACTTCTCACATTACAACAGAAGTTGAAAGATGTGGAGGATGAAAAAGATCTTAAGGGTCCAACCACTGTTAATAATGCACTTTTTGTTGGTTCAACAGCTGAACTTCAAAAGTTATTGAAGAAAAATACTAATGATAAATAGTAAGAACGGGAGAGAAATCCCAAAGTATTCTTACTAATAACTGACATGTCGCGTGATAATAATAATTTACCTTCTTATAGGGATTTCATAGAAGATCCTGAGAATTTACCGTCAGTAGAAGAATTTAAAGAAGAAAATCTGCCCTCAGTCGAAGATTTTCTTGAAAAAACTGTAGAGGAAGAGACACAGACCATCGAAAATTCCGATGGAGAATCATTTCTAGAAGTAACTGACGTTGTTCAGGTTCCAGAATGGTCGGAATTGGTCCGTTTAGTCAATGATGTAAGAAAAGATATTCCAGAAATACCTGAAATTAGGTATTATGATGAGCAATTAGCGGAAATTAGTGCTCAAATTGAACAAATTCAATCAAATTATGCAAAGACAGATAAAATTGATGTCCTAAGTGTTCAAAGTGAAGAATTTGAGGGTAAATTATTTGAAATTGAGTCAAAAATTCCTACGGTCAAGTACTATGACCATGACATTAACTCAATTTATGATAAAATTATCGACATTAAGGAAGAAATAAAAAGTCTTCCAGAAGTAAAATACTATGAAGAGGATCTTGAATCTCTCAAATCAAGAATTGAACAGGTAAATGAGGCTATTCCAACCTTCCCTGACTGGATTCAGGAAGTTCAGGAAGTCCCAGACTTCTCTTGGATTGGTAAAACTTTCAGTCTCATCGATGATGACTTCTGCAAAGTACAAGGGCATATTGATATAATCAAAGAGAAGATTAATCGTGAGGTTAATGAACTAAATGAGTCTCTTGAGGTTAAAGAATTTGAATTTAAAGTTGATGTAAAAAACCTTGGGGACAATCTTGATCAAACAAACGATAGAATCACAGAAACTAAGGATAAAATCTATAAAGAGATAAAAGAAACTTCTATTAGAATCTGGGAACTTCGTAATACATTTAAAGATGATGATAAAAAGTTAAGAAAATCTGTTCTTAGTGAACAGAATAAACTCAAACAGTCCCTTGAAGGGCAGATTGAGAAGATTAACGAACAGAGTGTTAAGGCAGATGAGTCTATTCTCAAGTTCTTTACTGATCTGAAGGGGACTGTTGATGCACTCCCTGAAGTAAAATACTACGATGAGGATGTCTCAAGAATTGATAGTGATATTCTTTCTCTTAGAAAAGAACTGAAAGAGTTATCTAAAATCGCTTCTTTAATCAAAACTGAACAAACTGAACTAAAAGAAAACTATCTTCTCAACGAACCTCCAGAAGAAAAAGAAAGAGCCGGTGGTCAGATTGACCCACTGACACCTATTAATCAGAACTTTGCGACACTGGAGGATCTGTCTACTCATTACAGGTTGTTCTTATCTAGAATCACCACTCAACTCTCCACTATGGGTGGTGGTGGAGCAGGATTTATAAAAGATCTTGATGATGTTTCGTTTGATGCATCAACAGGAGATAACAAACTACTGATTTATGATCAGGCTAACTCCAAGTGGGTTGGTATTGCTAGTACTGCCTTTGGTGGTGCTGGAATAGCTCAAACAAGTTTCATTAGTGGTATTGCTATCACAATGACAACTGGTAACTTCACAAATGTGAATGTTGCTGGAACTATCACATATGATGATGTAAAACATGTAGATTCTCTCGGACTTTCAACATTCAGAAGTGGTCTTGAAGTCAATGCAGGAACAGCGGCCACTGCCCTTTTGGTAAGAGGTGACGCAAGAATTACTGGAATCCTTACTATTGGTACAGCATCAGTTACCATCGATGGTAACAATGAAACAATTGGTGTTGGTATTGTTACTATCTCCAATTCTAATATTGAGATTGGTCCAAATGTTACCATTAATTCTGGTGCAACTGGTATCAACTCAGCACCCAATGTTTTCTATGTTGCTAAAGATGGTAATGATTCCAATAATGGAACATCAATTGATAACGCTAAACTGACTATTGCCGGAGCTGTTGGTGTGGCTCAGTCAGGTTCAGTTATCAAGGTTTTGTCTGGTAATTATGTTGAGAATAATCCTATCACACTTCCAGCTTTTGTAGCAGTAGTTGGTGATGATCAAAGAACTGTAAAAGTCTTACCAAGTAGTACAACTCAAGATCTGTTCCATGTTAATAAAGGATGTAAGTTGGCTAATATGACCTTCTCCGGTCACTTGGCTCCTTCATCTGCAGTTGCATTCCCAACAGCTGGTGCTACTAATGTTGGTGGTGGTAAGTGGAAAGGTCCATACATCCAGAACTGTACTAGTGACACCACTACTGGAACTGGTATCAGGGTTGATGGTGATAAGGCTGTCTTGACTAAGTCAATGAATGTTGATGCCTTTACACAATATAATCAAGGTGGTGTTGGTGTTGCTATTACTAATCAGGGATATGCACAATTAGTTTCAGTATTCACTATTTGTTGTAACGAAGCTATAACAGTCCATAAAGGTGGTCAAGCAGACCTGGCAAATAGTAACTGTAGTTTTGGCACTTTCGGTTTGGTTGCGGATGGTGTAAGTAATCAACAGTTTATTGGTACTGTAACTTCAAGTGGCAATGTTGGACAAGATAATATTGTTGTCAATCTAGGTGGTGTTACTACTAGACCATACGATGGTCAAATTGTTTATTTTGATCAACTTTACAAGTCTGTAGAAACCATTACAATTACATCTGGTGGTAGTGGATATACAAGTACACCTTCTGTAACTATATCATCTCCCACAGGTCCAAATGGAGAAGTGGCAACAGCATTCGTCACAATAGAAAATGGTACAGTAACTGAAATTGATATCATTAGTAGTGGAAGTCAATATACAGGAACTGCTACTGTAACTATCTCTGCTCCAGATACAGGTACAACCGCCACTGCAACAGCAGTTATGGCAGATACCTATTACACGATAAATAGCTCAACTCCCATTACTGCTGGGATTACTACATTAACTCTTGCTGAAAATCTACTCAACACTGTTGGGGTAGGATCTACAACATACTTCTTCCAACAGAGTAAGATTATCGCCAGTTCTCATACTTTTGAGTATATTGGTTCCGGCAACGATATTACATCAGCAACACCCAAGAGAGGTGGTGTTACAATTCAAGCAAATGAAGTTGTAACTCAAAATGGAGGTAGTGTGATTTACACCAGTACCGATCAGTCTGGTAATTTCAGAATTGGTGATGAGTTCCAGATTAATCAATCAACAGGAACGATTAGTGGAAGAGCATTCTCCAAAAGTCTGTTCTCAGAAATGACCCCTTTCATTCTAGCACTTAGTTAAATGGCACAGTTAGCACTTAATAGATTCAAGACAGAAACGATTGTACTGACCACATCTGATCAGACAGTCTACACTGCACCGACTGGATATACCGGTATTGTTCTTTATGCACATATCACAAATGTTGCGAGTGATTCTACAACAGTGACCATGTCACATGTTAGAAGTTCCACTACAACTGAAATCATCAAAGGTGCTACTGTACCAGTCAATGATGCTTTCATCCCTCTCGACGGCAAATTGGTTCTTCAGACCAATGATTCTGTCAAAGCAAGTGCTGGAGCTAATAGCACACTTAAAGTTCTTCTTTCAGTATTGGAGACTGCAAACTGATGCCTAAACTAATCAGTGAAATCAATGGTTCTGGTGGTGGTGGCAATATTGGAATTGCCAGTGATGGTATTGAGTTGGGAGACATGAAAACTTTGGATTATGAAAGTAATAGAATTGAGTTTGACAGCACAACAGGTGTAGCCACTGTGTTCTCAAACCCTTTGACTATTATTGGACTATAAATAAAAGAAACTCTTTATTTGCGATGATTAACGAAGAGGGACTTAGAGATTGGTTTGGTAAATCTAAATCAAAAGATGGTAAACCCGGTTGGGTTCAATCTGATGGTTCCCCTTGTGCTAATGAACCTGGTGAAAAGGGAACACCTAAGTGTTATTCTTCATCTAAGAAAGCTAGTATGTCGAAGAAAGAACTTCGATCAGCTGACACAAGAAAGTCAAGACAAGATCCTGGACAACAACAAAAGTCTGGAGCAGCCAAACCAACCTACGTTTCCACTGATAAACCAAAGAAGAAAATGAAAGAAGAAATCTTTAACGAAGCATCAGATAAGAAAGGTAAAGGTAGTGGGACTAAAGACGCCTGTTACAGTAAGGTAAAGTCTCGTTATTCTGTATGGCCTTCAGCTTATGCATCAGGTGCATTAGTGAAGTGTCGTAAGGTTGGTGCAGCTAACTGGGGTAATTCTACTAAGAAAGAAGGATTTGAAGGTTTCTATGACCTTCCTGAGTTCACTGAGACTCAGATTGCAGCTATGAAGTATGCTGGTATTGAAGTAGAAGTTATTGATGAAGCATGTTGGAAAGGATATGAGAAGAAAGGTATGAAGACTATGTTTGGTAAGAGATACCCAAATTGTGTCAAAAAAGAAGAAGTTGAAGTAGTTGATGAGAAAAATAGAGTTCTTGAAAAACTTTCTAATCCAACTGCAGTTGAAGAAGAGTCTATTGAGGAATCAACAAGAATTAATGAGAATGGTAATGTTTATCTCGTCAATTTTTCCTGGAGAGGTAAATTTATGATGATCAAGTTGTTCTTCCCTGAAGTAAAGAAACCTACCAGACAGGAAGTAACAGCAGCTCTTGAGAAGATCTACCCCGGATGTATGGTTCAGAGATTTGATCTGGCTCTAAGACAACCTGGTGACACTATGTTAGTTGCTGGTGGCGGCGACAGAGCTAAACCTGGTCCTAACAATAATTATGTCAAACCGATGGGAACATCCTATGAGGGTTATGCCCCTGGTGAAATTGATCAGAAGGTAGGAGCTGTTACACCTATCCCCAAAAGTGATAGAGATGCAGCTAGAGATAGAATACTCGCTAAGTCTAAAGCCAAACGTGAGAAACTGAAGAAAGAGGGGTACGAACTAAAAAAGTCTGAAGAGGCTGACATCGAAGAGAGTGCAGCCTGGACAAAGAAATCTGGTAAGAATCAATCAGGAGGATTGAATGAAAAAGGTAGAAAGTCGTATGAACGTGAAAACCCAGGAAGCGATCTTAAGGCACCTTCAAAAAAAGTTGGGAACCCTCGTAGAAAGAGTTTTTGTGCGAGAATGAAGGGTATGAAGAAGAAATTAACGTCTGCTAAAACTTCAAGAGATCCTGATAGCAGGATAAACAAATCACTTAGAGCTTGGAATTGTTGATTGATTTATGGCTGATAATGTATATCTTGGTAATCCCCTTCTAAAGAAGGCTAATACTCCAATTGAGTTTACACAAGAACAAATTGAGGAGTATATTAAATGTAAGGATGATCCTGTGTATTTTGCACAGAACTATGTTCAGATTGTGACTCTGGATCATGGACTTCAACCTTTCAAAACTTATGATTTTCAAGAGAAGTTAATTAATAGATTTCATAATCACAGATTTAATATCTGTAAGATGCCAAGACAGACTGGTAAATCCACTACCTGTGTATCTTACCTTCTTCACTATGCAATTTTTAATGACAGTGTTAATATAGGAATATTAGCTAACAAAGCAACCACTGCTAGGGAGCTCCTATCAAGACTTGCAACCGCATATGAAAACCTACCCAAATGGATGCAACAAGGCATCCTCGTCTGGAACAAAGGAAACATTGAGCTCGAAAACGGCAGTAAGATATTGGCAGCTTCTACGTCTGCAAGTGCTGTCCGAGGCATGTCGTTTAACATTCTCTTCCTCGACGAATTCGCCTTCGTTCCAAACCATATTGCGGACGCCTTCTTTGCATCTGTTTATCCTACTATTACTTCTGGTAAATCAACGAAAGTAATCATCGTTTCCACCCCACATGGTATGAATCATTTCTACCGTATGTGGCATGATGCGGAGAGAAATAAAAATGAATATGTTCCCACGGATGTTCACTGGTCAGAAGTTCCTGGTAGAGATGCTGTCTGGAAAGAACAAACTATTGCCAACACATCAGAACAACAATTTAAGATTGAGTTTGAATGTGAATTCTTAGGATCTGTTGACACACTGATTGCACCTAGTAAGTTAAAATCTTTAGTATTTGAACGACCGCGTAAGTCAAACGCCGGATTAGATATTCACGTAGCACCAGAAAATGAACATGATTACGCGATTGCTGTTGACGTTGCACGGGGTGTTGGTAATGATTACTCTGCTTTTGTTGTTGTTGACATAACTACTTTCCCACACAAGGTTGTGGCGAAGTATAGGGATAACATGATCAAACCAATGTTGTTCCCTAGTGTCATCTATGATGTAGCCAAGAGTTATAATGAAGCTTTCATATTATGTGAAGTCAATGACGTTGGTGACCAGGTGGCAAGTATTTTACAATACGATCTTGAGTATCAGAACCTACTGATGTGTTCTATGAGAGGTAGAGCTGGTCAAGTCGTTGGTCAGGGATTTTCTGGGACAAAAACACAACTTGGCGTTAAAATGTCCAAGACAGTCAAGAAAATCGGGTCACTTAATCTGAAAACTATGATTGAGGAAGATAAACTCATCATGAATGACTATGAAATTATTTCAGAACTAACTACTTTTATCTCTAAACATAATTCATTTGAGGCAGAAGAAGGGTGTAATGATGACTTGGCTATGTGTCTTGTCATCTATGCTTGGTTAGTGGCTCAAGATTACTTCAAAGAACTTACAGATCAAGATGTTAGGAAACGACTTTATGAAGAACAGAAGAACCAAATTGAACAAGATATGGCACCCTTCGGTTTTATTAACGATGGACTCAATGTTGATTCTTTTGTGGATGATGAAGGAGACCGTTGGTTTACCGATGAATATGGCGACAAAGGAGGAGGAATGGACTACATGTGGAACTACCTATAATGAGTGAATTTATACACGACATCGATAAAGAAGTAATTCCCAAATTAGACAAGTGGGGGTTTACCATCAAACCAGAGATTAGCGATCATGATCATATTCTAATCTGTCTTAGAAATGCTCCCTGTGGCACAGATAGAAAACAATCCGAACGTCTAATAAAAGAATACGAAAAACGTGATCGTATTGTTCCCTTCATCAATCGTCTTAGAAATGAATCTTCCTGAAATAATTAAACACCAGTGTTTTAATTCTTTCTGTTTTTTAAATCAATCAGAAAGAGCAGTTATAATGATGGGTAATGATGCATATCGTGAATCATTAGATCTTGAGAATGATGATGCTCCCTGTTGGAAACTTCCGAGTAAAGAATCAAAAGGATTTGTTGGTTGGAATCCACAATGTGTTCCGACCATTGAATACATTTTGTGGAAACTTGAAAAAATAAAAGAGGATGGTTATGGATCTGGATGGCCAGTTTAAATTAGGACACTTACTTTTATCTGATAGAAAATGCAGATCTTGTGATAAGATTAAGAATTTGATAGATGGATTTTATAGAACAAGAAAGGATAAGGGAGCGGTAGCATCATCATACTCGTACATTTGTAAGGAATGCACCATAAGGAAAGTTGTTCTAGACAGAAAGAAGAAATCACCAATGAATGATTGGGAATATCCAGATTGGTAGTCACTTTGTCCTTGTTTTCGTCCCGTTTTACCCCCTGAAAATACACATAACTCTAAATAATTTCAGTTAAACTTGAGCAATTTAGGGAGAATCAAAAACATGGCGACTCCTCAATTATCTCCCGGTATTCTTACCAGAGAGATTGACTTAACAGTTGGAAGAGTTGATAATATTAGTGCCGCAGTTGGTGCTATTGCTGGACCCTTCCAACTCGGTCCCATTGACCAACCAATTGAGGTTGTCAATCAAGCTGAATTATTGGAGGGTTTTGGAAAACCTCTGTCTACAGATAGACAATACGAATATTGGTTGTCAGCTTCATCGTATCTTACATATGGTGGAGTTCTTTCGGTTATCAGAACAGATGGCGCTGAACTGAAAAACGCAAACGCTGGTGTTGGTGTTGATAATGTTACAACACTGAAGATCAAAAACAACGACGATTACGAAGAGAATTATCAGGAAGCTGCTAATTACTACTACGCATCTAAGAACCCCGGAACCTGGGCTAACGGATTGAAGGTTGCTTTTATTGATAACGCGGCAGACCAAACACTGGGTATCAATACTGTAGCACCGGGTGGTAGTCTTAACGTTGTCGTCGGTACTGCTGTTACAGCCGCTGTCACTGGTGCTATTGCTGGTGCTGGTACAACATCATCTTTCAATGGTTACATTAAAGGTATCGTTACTGGTGTTACCACAGACGCTGGTGGTTCTAGTTCGATTGACGTTAGAGTTCTTTCGAGAGTTGACACCGCTGGTACAGAGACTAAAGTTAAGTACGCTAAGAATGACTCCACTAGAGCGTTCGCTGCAACTAATCAACTAATCTTTACAAACTCAACAGGTATTACAACCGGTTATACAGCCCCAGTTACAACAGCACTTGACTGGTATGATCAACAAACAATTGGTACCAATAACCCAATCTTCTGGAACACAATCGCTGGCAGACCAGTTGATTCTAACTATACTGGTTCTAGAAATGGCGCGGGTGACTCACTCCACCTTGTAGTTATTGACGACAGTGGTAGTGTCACTGGTATTCAAGGTAATATTCTTGAGAAACACACCTTCCTTTCTAAGGCATCTGATGCTGTAGCTGATGGTGAAGCACCAACTAGGACATATTACAAGAACGCGTTGATTAACGGTTCTAAGTATATCTTCGCTGGTTATAGTCCCTCTAATGCTGAAGACTCAGTTCAAGGTACAAGTCCAAAAGCTATTGACTTTAGTTCTGGAACTTTACCAATCACAGCTGGTGGTGGAGCTTGGGGACAAGCAGCACAAAATATTAGTTTCTCAGCCATTGGCAATAAGACATACACTCTTGGTGGTGGTCAAAACTATACATCAAATAGTGGATTCCCAGCAACACTTGGAGATCTTCAAACTTCTTATGAAGTCTTCTCGAATGACGCAGAAGTTACTGTTGACTTCCTCCTGATGGGTCCCGGTCTTCCTGATAAGATCAATTCCCAAGCTAAGGCTAACAAACTGATTCAGGTTGCCGAGTCTAGAAAGGATTGTATAGCAGTTATCTCCCCACACAGAGATGACGTTGTCGGTCAGACTCTTTCTGCAACACAAGTACAGAACGTTCTTGAGTTCTATGCACCTCTGACATCTTCCTCCTACGCTGTATTTGACAGTGGTTGGAAGTATACTTTTGATAGATTCAATAATCAGTTTGTCTACGTCCCATGCAACCCAGACGTTGCAGGAGCAATGGTTAGAACTGACACTGAATCCTTCCCTTGGTTCTCACCAGCTGGTACCCAAAGAGGAGCTATCAATGACGCGGTCAAGTTGGCTTACAACCCAAGTAAGACACAGAGAGACCAACTCTATAGTAATAGAATTAATCCAATCATGAACAAACCAGGTGCTGGTATTGTTCTGTTTGGTGACAAGACAGCACTTGGTTATGATTCCGCTTTTGATAGAATAAACGTAAGAAGATTGTTCCTGACGGTTGAAAAAACTATCGAACAGGCAGCCAATTCAAGACTCTTTGAAGTCAACGACCAGACTACAAGATCTGGTTTCGTGAACGCTGTTGAACCCTTCCTCCGTGATGTTCAAGCAAAGAGAGGTCTTTTTGACTTTGTAGTTAAATGTGACAACACAAACAACACTCCCGACCTCATTGATAACAATGAGTTTAGAGCAGACATCTTCTTGAAACCTACGAAGTCTATCAACTTCATCACACTTACCTTTGTTGCCACCAGAACTGGTGTTGACTTCTCCGAAGTAGTCGGAACTGTTTGATCATAATATTAACTAAACTAACGGAGAACAATTAAAATGGCTTCAGTAAGAACATTATCATCTTTCAAAACACAATTGGCGGGCGGCGGCGCCCGTCCCAATCTATTTGAGGTATCAATTCCCTCATTTCCAACAGCACTAACTGGTGCGGTCGATGCTACTGGCGGTGGCGAAGGTGGAGATACAGATACCTCAGATCCATGGACTGCTTATACAGAAAACTTTAAGTTTTTGTGTAAAGCAGCTCAACTTCCAGCTTCAACAGTGAATCCAATCAGTGTTCCTTTTAGAGGTAGAACTCTGAAAGTCGCTGGTGATAGAACATTCGCTGAGTGGACAGTCACCATCATCAACGATGAGGACTTTACTCTGAGAACCGCTTTTGAGAAGTGGAGTGATGTTGTATCGAACTTAATTGACAACACTGGTGTTACTAATCCAACCTCTTACATGACCAATGGTTATGTCAAGCAACTAGGTCGTGGTAACAAGGCATTCTCGGATAAGAATAGTCCAGGAACTGTCAGTGTTCTGAGGAGCTATAAGTTCTATGACATTTGGCCTTCTGAGATCAGTGAGATTGCACTTAGTTATGACAGTGCTGACACAATTGAAGAATTCACTGTAACCTTCCAGGTTCAATACTTCACTATTGGTGAATCCGATGAGACCGCAGCTGGTGAAGGTGCTAACACAGGTTCCATTACTGATGAATCTGTCGCAACTGGAACTGCAGATGCGTGATTTTTGAGTTATAAATACTAGGAGATAGATCCTAGTATTTACTTGAAATGGCGAGATTATTTGGTTTCTCAATTGAAGATAATGAAAAGACCCCGGAGAGTGTAGTATCTCCAGTACCACCAAGTAATAATGATGGTACGGACCACTACGTCTCTTCGGGGTTTTATGGCAGTTTTGTAGATATTGAGGGTGTTTATAAAAATGAAAATGATCTAATTCGTAGATATCGTTCAATGGCACTCTATCCTGAGTGTGATAGTGCGATCGAAGATATTGTAAATGAAGCGATCGTGGCGGACACGAATGATAGTCCTGTAACGATTGATCTTCAAAACTTAAATGCTAGTGATGGCATCAAGAAAAAGATCAAGGAAGAGTTTAAATATATTCTTGAACTTCTTGATTTTGACAAAAAAGCTCATGAAATCTTCCGCAACTGGTATATCGACGGAAGACTATATTACAATAAGGTCATCGACCAAAAAGACCCCTCAGCTGGTATTCAGGAACTGAGGTATATTGATGCGTCGAAGATGAAGTTCATTCGTCAAGTCAAAAAGAATCCAAAAGATGCACTGAACAATCTTGAAAGAGGTGGTAGGGACAACCCACAGAGTTATAACTTCCCAGAACTAGAAGAGTATTTTGTCTATACTCCTGGCAATACAAAGGCAGGTTCGATTGCCAGTTCCTTCACTGCTGGAAGTGCAAAGGGTGTTAAGATGACCCGTGACTCTGTCACATATTGTACTTCTGGTCTAGTAGATAGAAATAAAGGATCAACTCTGTCTTGGCTCCACAAGTCAATTAAACCACTCAATAAACTGATGATGATTGAAGATGCTTTGGTTATCTACAGACTTTCGAGAGCCCCAGAACGTAGAATCTTTTATATTGATGTAGGAAATCTACCTAAGGTAAAGGCAGAACAATATCTTAGAGATGTAATGATGCGTTATAGAAACAAGTTAGTCTATGATGCAAATACCGGTGAGATTAGAGATGACAAAAAACATATGTCTATGATGGAGGACTTCTGGCTTCCTAGACGTGAGGGGGGTAGGGGAACTGAAATCTCCACACTTCCTGGTGGTCAAAACCTTGGGGAGATTACTGATATCCAATATTTCCAGAAGAAACTTTATCGCTCATTGAATGTACCAGAAACAAGACTTCAGGGAGATAGTGGATTCTCCTTGGGTCGTTCTTCTGAAATCCTGAGGGATGAGATCAAGTTCTCCAAGTTTGTTGGAAGAATGAGAAAAAGGTTCTCAGCAATGTTTAGTGACATGTTGAAAACTCAACTCCTCCTTAAGAATGTGATTACAACTGAGGATTGGAACTACATGGGTGATCACATCCAGTATGACTTCCTCTATGATAACCACTTCTCTGAACTCAAAGAGTCAGAACTTTTTGAGAATAGGTTGAACCTTGCTGGTTTAGCTGAACCTTATGTTGGTAAGTATTACTCTCAGGAGTATGTTAGAAGAAACGTTCTCAGACAGACTGATGCTGAGATTGAAGAACAGGATAAGATGATGAAAAAAGAAATCGCTGATGGTACAATCATCGATCCTAAAGAAGTTCAGAATATGCAAATGGCATCTCAAGAACTTGATTTTCAAAGCCAGATGAATACTGCTGAAGGTGGTGGTGAGGGTCCAAAAGAACCCGAAGCAGAAGAAACCCCAAAACCCAAGGGTGGCGACATCTAAATAACTAAAACATTATTAATAATAATTATGGATGAACTTATGAACTTGTTGGTGAAGGATGAGAGTCCTTCTCAAATTAGTGATTCAATTAAAGATATTCTTTTTGCCAAGGCGGCAGGAAAAATTGAGAATATTCGACCAAATATCGCTGGATCCGTTTTTGACGGTGGCGAAGAAGAGGTAGGAACTGAAGTTTCTACTGAACTTGAAGGCGAAGTTGAATAAATAAAACCATACACTAGGGATTACTAATGGCTAAGGCATCGATATTTGGCACTGAAATTGCTGTCCCTACTACAGCTGGAGCCGCTACCTCCTTTGGTGAGGCTACGGTGGTGAGGGTAGTAAATGTTTCTGGTTCATCTGCCACTGTCGGTGTCGCGACAGTAGTTGGTCAAACCGGACGTTTTATTACGATTCCTACAGGAACTGTTCAATATGTTGAAAAAAAACATACTGAAGTTCTGTATGCATCAGGCACTGTAAGGGGTGCAAGAGTGGGTTACACAGGGTAAATCTAATGAAACTTATCAGAGAAGAGATCGAATCAGTTGATTTTATCGTTGAAGAACGCAACGGTAAGAAAAACATGTTTATTGAAGGTATATTCCTTCAAGGAAACCTCAAGAATAGAAATGGTCGTATGTACCCAATGGAGACTCTGAGAAGAGAAGTCCAAAGGTACACAGAAAGTAATGTCAATTCTGGGAGAGCTCTTGGAGAACTCGGACACCCAGATGGACCAACTGTTAATTTGGACCGCGTCAGTCACAAAATTGTTTCACTCAAAGAGAATGGAACAAACTTCATTGGTAAGGCAAAGATCCTTTCTACTCCAATGGGCAAGATTGCAGAGTCCCTCATTAACGAAGGCGTTAAGTTGGGTGTTTCTTCAAGAGGTATCGGATCACTTAAACAAACGAGAGAAGGCGTAAATGTCGTTGGTGATGACTTCATGTTGTCAACCGCTGCCGACATTGTAGCTGATCCTTCGGCACCAGATGCTTTCGTTGAAGGTATCATGGAAGGTAAAGAATGGGTATGGGATGGTGGTATTCTTCGCGAATCCCTGGCTAAAAAAACTTACCAACAAATTAACACTCTGGTAACACAGGGTGAGCTTGATGAAAAGAAACTCGATGTATTCAACAATTTCTTGAATAACCTGTGAGTGCTTAAAAATACTAACTTATAAATAAATATAGATTAAATTCGGTTAATCGGAGTAGTTCAACAATGTCTCGTGGAGATTTACAAGAAATGGAGCAATCTAAAACTGCTGTGAATGCGAACGCTAAACCTGCTGAGTCAATGCCTAAGTTGACTGATCCAGGTACACAGCTCGGTAGTGTAGAAGATCTCGGTGGTCCAACCCCTGAGAACTACAAACCTGATGATGATTCGGCAAAGCTCAGAGAGCCTAAGATCGCAACTGTCAAGGATGTAGTTAACAGAGGTGCCAAAGCCGCAGATCAAATGAAGAAAGTGGCCAAAGAAGAAGCTGAAGCTTCCGAAGAGGAAGTTGTAGCTGAGGCCGAGACTACCGAAGAGGAAGTCGTTTCTGAAGAAGAAACCAAAGAAGAGTATAATGTCGAAGAAGACGTTAACGCTCTCCTTGGTGGTGAAGAACTTTCCGAGGAATTCAGAGAAAAGGCTAAGGTCGTTTTTGAAGCCGCACTTAATTCGAAAGTAAAAGAAATTCAAGAAACTCTAGAAGTTCAATACTCTGAGAAACTTGAAGAAGAGAAAGAAGGTCTTAAGGACGTTCTTACTGAAAGAGTCGATGCCTATCTTGAGTATGTCTGCGAAGAGTGGATTACCGAGAATGAATTGGCTGTCGAACAAGGTCTTAAGACCGAAATGACCGAATCATTCCTTTCTGGAATGAAGGGTCTTTTTGAAGAACATTATGTAACAATCCCTGAAGATAAATATGATGTGCTGGAAAGCATGGTAGAAAAACTAGATGACATGGAGACCAAGCTCAATGAGCAAATTGACAAGAACGTCGATCTGAACAAGAGACTCGCTGAGTCTACCGCTGGTTCGATTCTTGATCAAATCTCTGAGGGACTCGCAGAGACCCAGAAAGAGAAGCTCGCTTCACTTGCCGAAAGTATTGAGTTTGAAAGTGATACAGAATATCGTGAGAAACTGGAAACCTTGAAGGAGTCATATTTCTCCGGTAAGGCACCAGCTCCAAAAGCAGCCCAACAACAGACTCTGTCTGAGGGTGTAGATACAACCGAATCTCCTGTTACAGGAACCATGGACGCTTATCTGCGTTCCCTGGGCGCTTTTAAAAAGTGATTTCAACATTAAATTCAAACAAATAAGGTAAAGCAATGTTTCAGTCCGAAAGATTGCAGGAAAAGTGGAGTCCACTTCTCGACTATGATGGTCTTGATCCAATCAAAGATTCTCATCGTAGAGCCGTAACCGCGGTCCTGCTAGAAAACCAAGAAAAATTCCTCCGTGAGGAGCAAGCATTCTCGTCAGGTATCAACCTGATGGAATCCCCCAATGTCAACACCGACCCTGGTGCTACCGGAAGCGCTGGCTTCTCTGGTAGTGCAGCTGATGCAGGTCCTGTTGCAGGTTTCGACCCCGTTCTGATCTCACTGATCAGACGCGCAATGCCTAACCTGGTCGCTTATGACCTGGCTGGCGTTCAACCAATGAACGGTCCTACTGGACTCATCTTCGCAATGAGATCCCGTTATGAGAACCAGTCTGGTAACGAGACATTCTTCGACGAAGTCGATACAGCATTCTCTGGTCAGGACGCTGGTTTCGATCTGACCGGTGGCATGACCGACGTTCAAGCTGGTCTTGGCACAACTGCCCAGTCCGGTTCTAACCCCTCTGTCCTTAACCCTGTTGGTACCGCCAACTCCGAGGGTTATGTAGTTGGACAGGGTATGAAGACCCAAGACTCTGAAGCACTGGATAGTGGCAATAACGCCTTTAACCAGATGGCTTTCTCGATTGAGAAAGTTACTGTTACAGCTAAGTCTAGAGCCCTGAAGGCCGAGTACAGCTTGGAGCTGGCACAGGACCTTAAGGCTATTCACGGTCTTAACGCTGAAGCCGAACTGGCTAACATCCTCTCAACCGAAATTTTGGCTGAGATCAACCGTGAAGTTATCAGAACTATCTACAAGGTAGCTGAACAAGGTGCTGTTTCTAACACCGCCACTTCCGGTATCTTCGACCTGGACGTTGACTCCAACGGTCGTTGGTCTGTTGAGAAGTTCAAAGGACTTCTTTTCCAAATCGAGCGTGACGCTAACGCGATCGCACAAAGAACTCGTAGAGGGAAAGGCAACATGGTTCTGTGTTCCGCAGACGTTGCT